ATGCAAGCAGCTAGAAAGAAAGTTAAATCTACGCCTTTTTCTGATTTTGTGCGAAATGCATCATCACAAGAAAAGAAAAAGTTTTTTGAGAAAATAATTAAAGATTCTGTTGCAGAACAAAGAGCGTTAGTTCAGCAAGCAGAAGCAGCTGGTAAAATATAATTCAATTTAACCCTTAAATTAAGTGTATCTACAGGTCTGTAGTTGTACTTAAAAGCATTACAATTCTGTTACTTAAACTCCAAATCTAGTGGTTTTTGCTCTGCATTATCGCTGTTATATATTGTAAACCCTAACGCTTCATACCCCTTCTCTCTCTTTTTATACATCCTTTCGAGCATGGGGAAACCTGACTCAACATAGTCATACACAATGACTTTCTCTTTCCCTGTATACAGTCTCTGAATTCGCCCTACATACTGTGTCAGAGCACCTTTCCAAGAAATGGGTAACACTAAAAACAGTGTATCTAGTTTTGGGAAATCAAAACCTTCTCCGACATACTTGCCCGTAGCGACCAAAACTTGAATTTGATCTAGATGATTGAGAATATGTTGTTTCTCTTTTTCTTTCATTACGCCATGTAACATTTTTACTTCAACAATTTGTTCGCTTAACATTTTAGTGAGTAATTCAGCGTGCTCACGCCGCTCTGTTAAAACAATTGATGTCCTGTTTGATTTAGCTGCAATAAGAATGTCTTCTACTATGGCTTTATTTCTTTCTTCATTAGTGGCGAGCCAACGATATATTTTAGATATGTGAGGGCGGTTTCCGTTATCTTGTAATTCTGCAGGAATAGACAAATTAAGCTTGTTCAGATTCACTTGCTTTATAAATTTTTTATCTTCAGAACTTGCTGTGTACCTAATGGCACCTGCTTGCATGAAGATGATTGGTTGATGCCCATCTTGTCTGTTTGGTGTCGCAGTGATCCCAAGCACATATTTGGCATGCACCTCAGAAAGTAATCTTTCATATTGAGGAGCGGAGACATGATGGCATTCATCAATGATAATCTGCCCGTATTCATAGATGATGGGATCAATACTATTATCCTTACGGTTAACCAAACTCTGATAGGTTGCAACATCAATTTGTTGAGTCGGTTTGTTTTTTCCCGCTCCAATCACTCCGATATCAGTGCCTGCTATAAATGCTTGAAGCCGTTCTTTCCATTGAGTCAATAACTGACGACTATGAACGAGAATAAGCGTGTTAACTTTTCTTTTATGAATGATACCAATGGCTGTAACCGTTTTACCAAAAGCGGTAGGTGCATGGAGAATGCCGACATCATGTTTCAATAGTGTAGCTACTGCTTTACTTTGCTCTTTTCTTAACTCTCCCTGAAATTCTAACTTAGTTAACCTACAGCCTGTTTTGCGTTTATCTTCGAGCTCGAGGACAACTTTATTATCTTCAAACAGCGAAATTACATCATCAATACAACCCCTTGGTAATGAAAGATATCCATCATCTTTTTCAGCTAAACAAATGAATCTAGGGATACCATTGGTTGAAAATCGTAAAGCCTGAGTTTTAAAAAATACAGGATTTGAGAAGCTAGCGGTTCGTTTCAGTAGAGTCAATAGAGCTTGAGGAAGTTGTTTTGTGTCGATGAAAATACGATTGGCTAAAATCACTGAAACATCTTTAGGGCAGCCTGCAATTAAAGTAGATTGTTTGGCAAAATTTAGCTCCCATGGTTTTTTATCTAGTTTTTCTGTTTGAAACGGTTGTTTTTCGTTAATTAATTGATCAACGTGCAATCTAGAAACTTTCTTTACATCTAATAAATGCTGCCATTGTTCTGTAACTTGGTTGAAACTCTCATCAATGAAAACTGAGTTTCCTTGTTGTCTTGGATGGTATTGCAATGGGAGAGCAATCAGATTACCAAACCCTCCGGTTGGAATCGTGTCCTGATTTGGAAATAACCGATCATAAGACTCAAATGAAAGACCTGAATGAAACTCCATGGCTTTATCAAGTAGTAAGAATCCTAACTCTCTAGCCTTAGAGGCAGGTATTGGTGTTTCAAAAAAAATCCAAATGTGCGCTCCGTTACCTGAACGAGAACGTTCGATATAACAATAGATCTTATAAAACTGACAAGAGTGGCGGAATGAACTGACAGCTTCTTTCCAATCTGATTTATCAAAGTCAGCAGCTAATAACCAGCAAGTATTATCGTTAAGGAGAGGGTACAGACCTACAGTTTGTTTGCCGATTAAATGACTGTGTATGGCATTGTCATCTAATGTCTTGAATGCTTGATGTTTGCACTCACTACACTTCACTTTAGGTTTAAAGCAGATCCCCTGCTTCCATTCATTGTGGCAAGCAACTGAATAGCCAGATCGTCCACTCTGGTTTTGCCAACGTAATGCATGAGCCTCCATTCTTCCTTTGAATAAATTCAAGAATAGAGCAACTTTTTCTCTAGAGCTAAGTAGCTTTCCGCTCGCAGGTTGATTTAAAAGTATCTTTTTACGGGCAAGTAACTTTTCACGTTGCAGCTCAAGATCTTTTAACTGTTGCTCGATCAATTCAAGCTCAGAGTATATTGGCAAGGCATTTCTCTAAAGAGTTATGACGTTAGTTAATTTTCATTGAGCAATGCATTTTAATCAAGAGTTTGTTTTATGGGACATTCTTCTTGTATATCACAGCTGTTAAGCATCACTTAATGAAATTGCTTTGAACATGGATGAAACATCCAAGGATGTAGACTTGTAATATGATAATTAAATCTAATAAATTCAGCTTATTAAAATATAAGAATGGACATAGTAAGTAATGGTTATGGTAGTTTTTTAAGGCAAGTGGCGGCAGTGATGTGGACGTTTTGTGGTCATTAAAAGAGAAAAAGGGCTTAGCGTTTCCGCTAAGCCCTTGTTTTAATTGGTGGAGGCGGCGGGACTTGAACCCGCGTCCAGAAAGCCTACATCCTTTTCAAGTCAACTTAAAACAATCACTTAGCTGATTTTATTAACTTTTATTGACGGTATTCAATGGTATTCAATGTATGTTAATGAGGAATGCCGCCACTTTGCCGCCACTTTTTTGCTTTACAAAATTGCTTTTGGATTCAGGTCTAGCAGACTTATATTTCATCCAATTAGATTGTGCAATGAAAACCATTCGTTTTAGTCTTAATTAGATAAGAGAAACTTTTCTCCTTTAAATACCTTAACAGGATTACCACGTTGAAGCTCCCAATGTTGCTGCCATCGAGTTTTATCTTGTTGTGACATGGCCTCGTGTTTTGCCAATTCTAATTTTTGAGATATTAATGCTTTTGCTAAACGTTTATTAGAGTGCTGGCTCCGTTCACTTTCAACTCGCACCGATATACCTGTTGCAGTGTGTGTTGCTCTTACAGCCGAATCCGTTGTATTTACGTGCTGCCCGCCTGCGCCGGAAGATCTACATGCTTGATAAGTGATTGCATTATCGAGATCTATATCATTTACTTCATAAACTTGACCGCTAAAGAACCAGTTTTTCCGTTTATGTTTGGGACGATATTTGCTTTGGCATACCCATAACATCGCACCTTGCCATGATTGAGCGAATTGTTTAGCAATTTCTTTTGGTACTGAATCAAACTGCATCAATACCGATTTGAAACAGCCACTTTCTTGTGCAGATATTACTTCCACTAAGTTAAATTGGACTTTTTTATCACTGCATTGCTTCTGAATTAACTTAATCGCTAATCCTACAGCTTTGCAACACTCAGTCGGTCCTTGCCCAGCCGAAAGTTGTAATAAAATCATGCTGAACAATCTCCATTGGTTTTAAAAGTTAATACAGGACGTAATTTAGCAACGACTTCAATTAGTCCAGCATCAACCATATCACTGATAACAGATTCACATTTTTTGTAAGCTTGAGGTGCCTCATCATATAGAAGCTCTTTGTTGCCACAAATAACACGGCTACCTAAAGCCGTACGGTACAAGTCTTCGCGCTTATATTTATTACTAAGCCGCCCCTGACATTCTCCACGTTTCCATTTACGACCCGCACCATGCGCAAGAGAAAACAAATTAGTAGATTGAGAGGCATTTGGGTTCCTAAGTGGCTTAACTAAATAACTATAATCTCCACGTGAACCGGGTATCACGACAAAGCCATTATCGCTTGGTGTTGCACCTTTGCGATGCAACCAGCCATCAGTATCATCAATGCATTTTGGTGAAACTAAGTTGTGGTTAACATCTAAGGAGCAATGTCCTTGAGTTCTTATGGCTTCCATAAATCGCTTGGCTATTAACTCTCGGTTAAGTTCAGCCCAACTCACAGCCTCATCGTGTTTAGCTAAATATTCCTGAAAATCACTACTTCCAATTATCAATCCATTATGATTATGCAAAGAGATATGCTCCATCAGAATGGATTGTCCGAATCCTCTTGAGCCTGAATGCACTAATAGTTGAAGCTGCCTAGGATTCAGCTTTAGTAAATCTATTGATTCTTGACAGAAAACTTCATCTATTGCTTGAAACTCAGCAAAATGATTTCCGCCACCAATAGTACCTAATGCGTGATCAAAGCCATCAGTTTTGATGTTTTTTTCATATTTACGGGTTTCAACCGTCGCTGACCAGCTATCTTCTAACGGTTGCTCAATGTGTCCAAACCGTTTAGACAACTTGTCTAAGTTCAATTTGCTTACTTTGGTTGATGTCTGCCATAGAGACATACCACAGCCAATATCATTACCTACTAAAGCTGGGTAAACTTTACGAGTGTTGAAAAATGCTGCACCGATTGGGTAGCCTCTTCCAGGATGCAAATCTGGCATACCAGCGACGCAGTGCATTCCATCAAGTTCAGAGGTTTTAATTAGTTGTTGTATCGCTAGCCCTTCTATCCACGTATCTTCAGACGCAATTAGGCTAACGTTATCAGTTAAATTTTGGACGGATTTGCCCATAGTACCAATTCCTATTCTTTAAGGATTTAATCGTAAAACGAATTGGCAGGTCTTAATTGAACAGTATAAATACTGGAAATAATCGAAATGCAGCTTTGCTGGAAAGCTAAAGAAATAGAATAGCTTCCTGCTACTTAGCGAATTAGACCCGCAAAGGATAATGTTAAATTTTTCATGATTGATACTCCTCCACAGTTAGTTGATGATTGAATTACGAGCGCATGCATGATAGTTAATTGGAAAATGGAAATCAATAGTGTTTTCAAATTAGGTTATTTTTTAATATTCTTTATCAACTTTGGAAGCATCACAGTTTTAAATACATCTAAGTGACTACTTCCGCCATTATATTCATAAACTTGCCAACGGGTTCTTGCTAATAGCATCCTCTAAATGAGTAGGTGCGAAGTGTGCATAGCGCATAGTGTCTTTGATATCTGAGTGACCTAAAATTTCTTTCAGCACCAAAATATTTCCACCATTCATCATGAAATGACTGGCAAAGGTATGACGAAGGACGTGTGTCATTTGTCCCTCAGGTAGGATTATTTTTGCTCGTTTTACCGCTTCTTGAAATGACTTTCTGCAAGGTCTAAATAGCTGGCCTCTTGCTCTTGGAAGCTCATTTGCTAGTTCATCAGAAATAGGAACGGTTCGATTCTTTTTACCTTTGGTTTTGGTAAAGGTAATTCGATTATTTGCAACTTGACTGCCTCTCAGTCCTTCAGCTTCAGACCAACGAGCACCAGTAGAAAGACAAACTTTTACAACGGTGGATAAGTGTTCGTATTTGGCATTGCTGCACTCCTCTAATAACAGAGGTATTTCTTCAGGATAAAGGAAGGCTAGTTCAGTATCTTGTGTCTTAAATGGTTCAAGTCCCTCAATAGGATTTGGATGACTCCACTCTCCAAGCTTCTTTAATTGCGAGAATACTGAGTGTAAATAAGCGTGTTCATGATTGACGGTATTAGCTTTAACTTTAGTCTTTGTACCTTGTAGATCTTCAATTTCACCATCAAGACGCATTTGTCGAAAACTAGCAAAATCATTCAGCGTCATTTTGCTTGCGATAGGGTTTTTTAAGCCATTACAAATTAGTTGAAGTCTTCTTAAGCGCATATCCAGGGCGGGATCGCGCTTTAGGTCTTGAAAAAAATAATTAAAGAAATTTTGAACTTTCCTCTATAACGATGATCAGATCGACAAATGAATACTGATTTGAGCCTGATTATGGACGTAATGAAAGAGATTGAGCAAATTGAAGACCATCGTGTAGAAGCCAATAAAGAGTATGATTTAGCGGATATTATTTTTCTTACTATTGCCGCAGTGCTTTGCGGTGCGACAGGGTGGAAAGCCATCAACATTTTTGGGGAAGCTCAATTAGATTGGTTAAGACAATACCGTCCATTTAGTAACGGTATCCCGACAAGACATTCAATTGGAAGAATAATTAGAGGTGTTAAAGCCGAAAGTATGATGTCTTGCTTTATTAACTTTTCCAACACATTACGGGAACGAGATGGTAAAGAGCATATCAGCTTTGATGGTAAAGTGGCTTGTGGTTCTAAGCACGGGGATAACGTAGCAGCGCTTCAACTAATGACGGCAATGGTTGTGGATAATGGACTGATAATACGTCAAAAAGAAACGTCGACTAAAACGAACGAAATCCCTGTAATGCAATCCATGCTAAAACACATGGACATTGAAAATGCAGTTATTACCGCTGACGCCATGCACTGCCAGAAAGAAACTACAGCCTTAATACGTGAGGGAAAAGGTGATTACGTTCTTCAAGTGAAAAAGAATCAAGGTAAATTACTTGCTGAAATTGAAGCTTATTTTCATAAGTGCTATAGAGATACACCAGAGCTTTTAAAAAAGAATCACTTTACAGAATTAGACGGTGAGCACGGACGAATTAATGAAAGACATTATCGCCTTTTGCCAATTACAAATTGGTTTGACGAAACAGCTAAATTTGTAGGCAGTCATGCCGTTGTTGAAGTCACTCGAATGCGAGAGCTGAAGAATAAATCAAGTCAAGAAACGTCTTACTACATAACTTCGTTAGCCAGTGATGTGAAAGATATCGCTAAATATATACGGAAGCATTGGGCAATTGAAAATAGTCAGCATTGGGTTCTCGATGTCACTTTTAAAGAGGATGCCTGTAAAATTTATGCTGATGATGGTGCAAAAAATTTGGCTACAATCAGAAGAAAGATTTTGAACTTAGTTAAAAGTCACTCTTCAAAAGACAGTGTTGCTGGCAAGATGCAGAGAGCCTGCTGGGATGCAAAATTTAGGGCTGAGATTTTGTTTGGTGAATATTTCATCAAAGCATAATCCCGCCCTGAGCGCATATCAGGATCAGCAAGTTGTTGGCCATGAAGTTCATGCCATCGATTGATGAGTTCTGATAGCCTTCTATTATCGACTTTATCACCCAACCAAGGCTTATCATCTACAGCTTTTAGTGTGTGCAGCTCAAAAGCTTGGGCTTCGCTTTTTGTAGCGAATCTTTTTCTGACACGCTTTTCGTTACGCCCATTTGGATAACATTCACAAAGCCAAGGTTTGGCACTGCTATCTTTTAAATTACGAACTGACATATGAATCATTTCCAACTTAAAACGAACGATTGAATAAGATTATCTTGGAAGATAAGGTCATTAATCTGAGCATACCCAAGAACCACTCAGCAGTCTTCTATAATTAGGTATATTTAATGTTTACTTTCTGCCAGTTCAAACATGTCAGTATAGTCACGAAATGAGTTTGGAGATAAAAGACAGTCAAAAGACAAATTTTATTTAACCCAAAATTATTTCGAATAATTCGAATACTTGACTTTTTTTCGAATATTTCGGATAATTGTGTTATTAGTCCATTTTTATTAGGAAAAGTATTATGGCAATTACAATACCGAGTGCGGAAGAAGTTGCTTTAGCAAAACTTGGTAGTCAGGAGCTTTCAGCATTTATTGATGTTGATGGTAGCCCACAAAAAATTAGTGTTCTTGATAAAGCAGGGCAAAAGCATGAAGTGAGTTTACCAGCGAGTGCATTAAAACTGATGGTTGATATATTAACTGAACTAGGTCAGGGTAATTCTGTGAATATCACACCAATTCATGCTGAACTTACGACTCAAGAAGGTGCTGACATGCTCAATATGTCACGTCCTACGTTTATTAAATTATTGGATAACTTGGCAATTCCTTTTCACCGTAAGGGTAATAGGAGAAAAGTCGCTTTCTCTGATGTGTTAGCTTACAAGCAGTCTCTTAAAGATAAAAGACTTGAAGCTTTAGACGAACTTTCAGCGCTAGATCAGGAATTAGGTATGGGTTACTAATGGCTACCTACACCGTAATCTTTGATGCATGCGTAATGTACCCAGCACCTTTACGCAGTCTATTGATGTATTTAGCAAACACTGACTTATTCAGGGCTCGCTGGACTGATCAAATTCACGATGAATGGATTAGAAATCTTCTAAATAATAACCCCTCAGTAACTGAAGCTGGATTAGATAAAGTACGGAAGCTAATGAACTCTCATATTCCTGATTGTTTGATTGAAGGCTACGAAACCCTAATAGACGGGATCACTCTGCCAGATGTAGATGATAGACATGTAGTAGCAGCTGCAATCAAAGGGCAAGCTGAGTCAATCATTACATTCAACCTCAAAGACTTTCCTTCTTCAGCACTTGATGTATACGATATTTATGCTGTTCATCCAGATGAATTCTTAAGTGATATGTTTGAACTTGATGCAAGTAAAGTTATTGACGCAGCTCGAAAGCATAGAGCTAGTCTAAGAAAACCAGCTTTAACAGCCAATGAATACCTTGATTGTTTGCAACGGCAGAAGCTACCAAACTTTGTTTCGAAGCTGAGAAGCTTTGCTATTACGATTTGATGTCAGCTGCAAATATTAGTTAGCTATTCAATGCAGGGTAGCACCGTAACTTGAACAGAACTCGAAACTATAAATACCCGTTTAGAAAAAGAAGCTCCATATTGCGATGAAGACAGAAAGTTTTTTGACGGAGCAAAATAGAATTGTTTCTTTGGAAGAAAATAAAAACAGAAATTAATCACCACTCAAAACCGAAACCACCTTGCCATGTACTTGGGTGGTTTCTCTGTTTACCACATACTTCTCATTACCATCGTAAAAATAGGTGTTGCCGTCAGGTTGCAGCTTTAATTCACCGACCTGATAAGCACCGTTAACGCTGAAAAGATATTGGCCTTTGGTGATAACTTGTTGTTGAGTGTTGATGAATAACAGATTACCTGACTGCTCAAGTGCGTAATCATTCTGAGTGATCCCGAAACGGGTGTAGAAGTTTGAGTCTACGGTTAACTCTTCACTCTTTACCAATTCACCATTGCTGATCACAAAGATAGGTAACTGGAATAATTCATCATTATGAACTTCTTTTGTAAAGTGCTGAGTTGTTTTAGTTAAAGAGTTCGATTCAGCTTTTTGGAATATATCTGGTACGCCGCTTCCTTCACCAAAGCATAGATACTCAAGTGGAACGCCTGTGGCTAAATTGATTCGCACCAGTGTTTCATAAGGGGTGGTATTTCTGGTCTGCCAAGTAGAAAAGGTGCCGGGATGAGTATCTAAGACTTCAGCTAATTCCAGTCGATTGCGGACACCAAAAAGTCTTATAAGTCGCTCTACGATAGTCTTTCCACCGTCAGCTTCAACTTGTCTAGTTAACTTTTGATGAAAATCTGAACTTTTTATCTTGACTAGATTGCTCACTGGATCAATAATCTCTGTCGTTCGTTGAATTGTCATCTTTCAATCGCCTACCACAGCAAGTTTGAAAGGCAGTTGTGATAAGGATACATATAAATGAGTGAAATTGCGATTCAAATAGCTGTACCTTACTTGACTATAGAGCAATACTCTAACTTTTCAGGCATTCCTGAAAACACGATACGCTCCATGATCCAGCAAGGACGGCTTCCTATCAGAAGCAAAATCAAATCCAAAGAAAAACCCTTAATAAATTTATTGGCGCTTATGCGAGAAGCCAATGATCAAGTTGTATAACTTTTATATTCTAACGACTCACTAACTTAGTCTTTAGAAGTTTAAAGTAAAGTTGAGGTAATGAATATGTTTGCAAGTGATAAGTATATACAGTGTCACGTAGACAGTGCATACAGGGAATTTGCCGCAGAGGAAAACATCAAGGAAGTTGCATTAGCGGCAGGTTTTCAAAATCCACAAATTTTACGGAATAAACTTTCGTTAAAACATACTCATCGGTTGACTGTGTATGAGCTAGTCAAAATTGTAAAAGCCAGCGGTAACCGTTGCATCATTGATGGGATTCTTTTAGAGGTAGATTGTCAGCCATCTCAGCCTTATCAAGATTGGCAGCAAGCAGAATCACAGTCATTTGAAGACTGCTTATCGCAGACTTACGTTGAGCTAGGTACGTTGTCAGCCATATTTTCTCAGGTCAAACAGGCACGAGGTTTAACGATTGATAAACGACACCAGATGATTAAACGCCTGAATGTCTTAATCAATGAGTTTAGGCAACTGATCCAACGTGTCGAAGATAAATGCCCGATTTCTCCATTAGTTGAAATGGGTAGTACACATTCAAGGCTAAAAGCCGCCTCCTAAAAGGAGAATGCACTATGTATCATTCTGCAGATTCTTATACAGAATTGAGGGAGCAGCAAAGAGCAAATGAATGCAAGAGAGCAGCGGGTGACATAGCAATTCAAGCTATGCGAGCCAAACTCGGCAAAAATAGCATTGCCAGCCACTTTGACAAGCTAAGCAAAGCACAGAAAAAACTGCTGCTTCATTATGCTGGAATTAATGCAGATCTACTCTGGGAACACCAATTTTCAGAGTTTGACCGCAAGCAACGAAACGAGATCCGCCACGCCATTATTGAAGTAACCAACTTAGCGCATATCTTTGACAAAGTGAGCTTGTGTAAAGACCAATGCCACTTCCAACAATCCATTTCATCAAAACCTAAATTTCGTATATCAAGCGGCTAAATAACCCGAATTTACCGCTAACTCAACACCTTAATTCACTTTATAGGAGAATGCTTATGCCTTCCTACGCCTTTGATCTATCTAAAAATCAGCATGTGGCGGTTCGTCGTTTAATGGCTGAGGTATACACCAAGTTTACACTTGCCATTCGTCAGCAACATTTTACCTGTGCTCATAAATACTCAGGTATGGCTTCAGCATTAGTTCGGGTTTGTTTAGTGGTGCTGAACGATTACGAACTGTATCTCATGTGTGAACTGCTTGCTGACGTTCTACAAGCTCAAATGGAATATCACCAATACCTCAAAGCTGCTTAATGTTGTGATGGCATTGGATAACCTGCAATGGACATTAATGAATTTGAGGAGCAAACAAGAATATCGTTGTCTGCGGTATTCACAGGCTCTGCTAATGCAGATTTACAATGTGTGCTGACTTATCTTGCGTCTATTCCTGATGAGCTAGCCTTTCCATTATTACTCGGTTTCATCGGTCAATATCCCAAACTCTCTGAACTCCAAATTCAAAATGTTAAACGTGATATCGAAGTAAAAGCGCACAATATCGAAACCAATCTCAAGTGGATGAAAAAGTTATTACAACGCATCCCAGATGATCCCGCCCGTACACTGAAAAATGAATATCTACGCAGATATAAAAAATACCCTAATGGACGCAGCTCCAATATCTGGCTCAGGAAAAGCGTCGAGTTTATCGATAAGGTGATGCGCAAATTTCCAGTGCCACTGTATTACCTGAGTACAGAAGCTAGACGCACAGAAATCGCACATAAATGGTCGAGCAGCTGCTCACTTGAACTTGAAAGAGTTACAGAGCAGAGAAGCAAATCTGTTGATGCCATTGAACTAATAACTGCTGTAAAGCAACCCGCAGATCTTTGGGGTTTCTGTCCTTGCTTACCGAACCTAAAGAAGATGAAACAAAAGCAAGAGCAGGGCAAAGATATCTCAGACGAGCTCGATATTATTGCCAGAGCACTGGCTCGACTGATTGATGAAAAGTGGTGGTTAAGCCAACTCGAAAAGGCATACAAACAATTCAAAGAGCACGCCGCTATTATCGTCGGGAAAGTCCGAAGTGGCGTCTCGCCTTATGTCTCTTATAAAACACTGATTGACTATCAAGCTCGTAAAACAGCGAACAGCAACTGGATAAAAATGATGATGGTGGTTAATGAGGAGCATGAATTAGAGCTGCCATTAATCGAGGCTGTTAAAGCATCTATTTCCAATCCTGAAAATCGACGAACTGAGTTGATGGTCAGAATGCGAGGCTTTGAACAACTAGCCGAAGAGCATGGTTATATCGGTGAGTTTTATACTTGGACGGCACCCTCAAAGTACCACAGCTGGACTAAAAATGATTCAGGCAGAAGCTATGCTAATGCCGCTTATCAAGGTGCAACACCACGAGACACACAGCAATACCTTTGTAAACAATGGGCGAAAGTCAGAGCTAAGTTTGAACGGGAAAAAATTGAGCCCTTTGGCTTTCGGGTAGTTGAACCACACCATGATGGAACACCACACTGGCACTTATTGCTGTTCTTTAAGCCAGAACAAGTTGAACTGGCTCGGCAGATTATTTGTGAATATGCGGTTCAGCACGATAAAGAAGAACTCAACATAAAAGACAACAACTTTACGCCAGATGATTGCAGCCCACGCTTTGATTACAAAACCATAGATCCAGCTCAAGGCAGTGCCACAGGCTACCTTGCCAAATACATCGCCAAGAACATTGATGGTGCTTATGTCGATGTGGATTATGAGGCCGAAAGCTCAGGTAAACACGCTGCTGAAGGTGTCGCAGCTTGGGCAAGCACATGGCGAATTCGGCAGTTTCAACAAATCGGTGGAGCGCCCGTTACGGTATGGCGAGAGTTAAGGCGCTTAAGAAAGGCCATCGTCAAAGATGATGTTCTAGAGCGTGCCAGAAAAGCCGCCGATGCTGCTAATTGGCAAGGTTACATTGAGGCTAATGGTGGTCTTGGTTGTAAGCGAGGAAATCGCCCTGTAAAACTCGCCAAAATCGTCAATGAAGCTGCCAATCGTTATGGTGAGGATATCATCAAAATCATTGGTGTAATGGCGAACACCAAAGTCGAAACTCGACTTGAAGGTTGGAAGCTTCAAAAAGCCGAACCAGAAAATACTGAAGCCAAAGTAGATGCTCAATGCGATGAAGCCGTTTGCTCTTTAAGCAGCGACAACTGCGCCTCTTGGAGATCTGACAATAACTGTACGGAGGGAATTGCTTTTGCTAATTTCGAAGAGCAACAACGTCACAATTCCCTAGCTGTTTTTCATGATTCTGGGTAA